GATTGCTCAATAGAAAGCAAGCTGTCTTCGGCTTTCACCTCAAAAGCTGCATAATGACTATAAGCCCATATTTTTACTAGGAATTCCTTCATTTTAACCTCTTATGTTACAATTGTGTCTAAAATTTGGCATTACAAATTTAAATATACTTGATCAAGGTTAGATAAAGAACCTTTAAGAAAAGTATTAAAAGATAAACTAATTCTGGGTTGATCTCCTTTTACCGGTGGAACAAGATGCTCCAGAGTTGAAGGAAATAAAAGCAGTAGTTGATTCTTTACTCCAATCAAACAATCAGAATTTGTACTATGCCATTTTCCCCAAGAATCACCCTCTTTGGGTTGGATATACATCGCCGATTGCTTACCATTAACAAACTCTATATTATCGGTTTCTTCATTTACAGAGATATAAAAAACACCACTTACAAAACTATTAGGATGATAATGTTTATGATGTTCCTCTCCTTTCTTTGTAAAATTTAACCAGCTTTCTGTAATATATAATTTTAGATCAGGTGAAGCCGGTGAATGAATTTTTTGTAAATAGTTATTTAAATGTTCTTCTATTTCTTTTTTTAATTCAGGATAATCTTTTAATACGTCAGCAGTAGTTGATGTATGATTACGTATGTTTTTCTTTATAGGAGTTTTTGCTAATTGATCGTTAGAAATTTTATTATTTAAAATACACAAATAGAGAGGTGTAGGAAAAAGCTTTTCAATTTTAAATTTGTCTTTATCCATATTTACTTTCTTTTCTTAATTCTGTGGCGGGCAATGCCCGCCACAAAAAATACTTTAATGCTTACGCGCCTTCAACGCCGTAAATACCTCTAAAGTCAGATGCGCCAAAAGCGTATCTTTCTCTAGCTTTGTATCTAACGTTGCCAGTATCAAAGTCTCCTTCCATTGAAGTTGTCAATGGAGTTCTGTTAAATACTTTCATACCATTTGGAACGTCCGTGATAATGTACCAAGAATCAGCATCAGTTAAAAAGTTATTAACTCTGTAACCTTGTGGGATCATTCCCATGCTGTTGATTGCGTTGATGTCATTGTCAGCAGTCTGAGTTCTACCTTGAGATTTCATCAATCTCTCAGCATTAAACTGATTTGCAGAAGGAACGATCATTTTCACTCCTTTAGCTGCAATTCTTAAACCTCTTTCATCAGTCATAGCAGCGATATCAATCAATGCTTGTTCTAATGAAGTTTCGTTTAAGTCTGCTTGAGTTGCTAAAGTATTAGATACAGTTCCAGCGATAGTCGCGTGGTCTGTAGCCATTAGGTTAGATCCATCACCTGTTTTGAACGTTGATGTTCCCGTCACTGACGGTAGACCATTGTTCAAAGGTGAAGCACCTTTAACTTCTTTAGCGTTGGACATAGATCTAGCTAAAGCTTTTGTGTATCTAGAAGAAAGTCTGTCATAAAGGTTGTCCTCTATTGCTTCTTCTGTGATAGCGAAAGCTAAAGCGATCGTTTCCATAGTGTAACGAGCAGTGTAAGTTTCTTGCGCGTCGTCGTACGCAATTCCTTGACCTTCTGCTTTTACATCTGCGTTAGCGAATCCAGATAACATTACTTCCTCTTCGAAAGCTCTGTCACTTGATTCTGATGTATAAATCTCAGCGTGCTGATTTTCATACCTTTTGTACTCCAGTCCGAATAGTGCATTCAGGCCTGGTTCTAGTTCTTTAACTAGCTGTGCTCGTGATATTGCCATGTCTATATGCTCCTATTAACTCATTGTCACGCCGTTATTATACTGGTTAAGATTCTGAACAAAGATAACAGAGCAGTTAGCTGCTGTGATGTCTGAGTTTTCAGGATCTTCTGCTATTCTTACAGTTCTCCAAGTATTATTTGTAGCGTGAGCCCCTGCTAACAACATTTTGTTTGTTGACTGACCACTAGTTGTTGAACCAGTAGTAGTAGCGAAACCGAAAGTTTTACCCATATTTGCTATAGGTATAGCTGTGTCAATCATCCCAACATAAAGTTGGTAAGGATTGTCGATTACAAACGCTGTGATGTTTTCAGAGTTGGCTGGAGTAACTTGTGAATAGTAGTTCTGCCAAGTTGGCTTCTCTGTAGTAGCCGCATTGTAGAACACACCATTTAAAACACCAATAGTAGTATTGGTGATAGCTGCCTGTGCTGTAATTATATAACCGCCAGTCTGATTAACAGACGTACCATTATATAGACTTGTAGCATAGTTAGCTTGGATGTAGTACTTACCTTGACCGCCAGTAGCTGGTGTTGAACCAAGCGTACCTTGAGCAATAAGACCAAATCCTGTGCTGTTTCTATTTGCCATAGTTTACTCCTTGTGAACCTGCCTTTCGAAAAAGGCCTCCGGTTCGGTTGATAGATATTTCGGATAGTCTTTAGAATTTACTTCTTTGTACCACCGAAAGTGTGCTTAGAATTCCTATCAACTTTGATAGGCATTCTTTTATCCTGATCCCTAAGTAAGTCGGTTTCGACTGACTCATCTTGACCTTCAGTTTGTCTTCTCTGATAGTCCATACGAGCCTCGGCGAGTTCTTCGGGTATCCTTGCCAGGAGAAGGCCACCTACTCCAATCACTCCAGCGTATTTTCCGTCTAAGACTACAGGGTATTGATCTGAATCATATTCGTCAGCTCTCACTAACTCATAACCGGATCTCAATCTTCCATGAATATTCTTGGTATCATTGAAACCTAGTGACTCAGCTCTAATCCATCTGTGCCTAAATCCGTCAGGCGCTGGTGGTGCATCTAGAGATGATGGGTGCTTGTACTCTTTAGGCCTTTCAGTTTTTGACCGAGTTACAGCAGCACGAGAAGTTTTATTTTTATTTGTCATATTATGCTCCTTCCGTGAGTTTTAATTGTTTAGCATACTCTTCGAGTGGCACACCTAATTTTTTAGCTATTGCTACTTGAGACGATGTGAGTCTCACTTGTTTGCGACCAGGTTTTGAGCTTCTGTTAGCCGAAGCTACCGACTGAACGGCCCTGTTCGTTTGCTTATCTTCAGTATTACCAAACTTATGAGGAAAGTCAACTCTTATTCTTTTGTTGATCTCTTCATAGTACTCTCCTGATTTAGGATCATAGCCTTCTTTATCCACTAGATCTTTATGAATCTCGAACGCAGTAAATGTCATGGCTCTATCTGTTCCGAACCATCTATTTTTTGCAGCCCAATCTTCAGCCATAGGATCAGCTTGAGGCATTTGTTGTGGAGTTTCGTTTGGTAGTCTTCCACCGTCTGACAGCTTAACAGGTTCTTCCTGTTGAACTGTTGTTGCTTTTTTTTGCTGAATTCTAGCGTTCTCGAAAGCTAATTCAGCTATTTTCTTATTTGCTTCAACTTGAGCAGCTGCATCACCGGCTTCAATGGCTGTGGCTAATCTTTGTTGAGCCATATCCATTCCAGATTTTACACTTTCCTCAAATTTAGCGGTGTAATCAGAATCAACTTTTTGAAATCTTTCCTGATCTATTTTTCTTTTCTTTTCAACTGCAGCAGCATATTCAAGAGCAGCAGCTTCTTTACGTTCTGCTTCTCTCATCTTACGCGTAAGTTTTGCAATTCTAGATTGCACACCTTTACTGTAGTCTTCTAATTTTGCATCTTCCTTTTTTTCTGTTTCTACTTTTTCTTCTTTTTCTTCTTTTTTTGTTTCTACTGTTTCTACTTTTTCTTCTTTCGCAGCGGTATCAACTACCGATTCGTCTTTTGCTTCTTCTACAGCTACATCAACCTCTGGGCCTGATGTATCTATATCAACCGGTATTTCACTCGGTTTCTTTTTTTCTTCCTCTGGCATAGTTTCTCCTTATCTATGTTAAAATTTATGCAAGATATCCATTGGATCTTGCACTGTTGCTAATACTTCGTCATCATTTAGAAGACGAACTTCCCCACCCTCAATTTCTATTCTAGATCCTGCATAACGTGCGAAGATTATCCAATCTCCGACCTTGCACCATGGACCTTCTGAAAATTTTTCTTTATCATTATAACAATCAGGACCCATTGCTAATACGTTACCGCATTGTGATCCTACTTGTTGTCTTTCTAAAGTTTCTTGTCCTAATAAAACACCACCCTTAGTTTTCTCATTCATTTTAAATGGTAAAACTAAAATTCTCCAACCCGTTGGTTTAGGTAATTTTGTTTTTTCTTTTGTAACTTCTTTTTTCTCTGATTTCTTTACACCAACTAATTCTTTATTTGGCGTTATTATCTTCGGGTTTTGATCCGTTGATATTGATGACTGTACCTTTGTTTTCATTTTGCTCCTTATCGTTTAGCAGGTTAGAGATTTCCTGTCGCACTGATTCCAATGCATTAATTTGTCCTATTATATATTTATATGTTTCCATATTGTCAACCCCTCCGGACGTAACTGAGACGGCTAACGCTTCTACTCTTCTTGATATTGCTCTTTTTAGAT